CCAAGAAATCTTGCTGCTCCACCCACAGCATTCAAAAAAGCAGGCAAAAGTTCATTTCCAGCCCAGCTAATAATTGGTTTTAGATATCGTTCCCAAGCATCGCCAATAACCTCAAAAACTGGTTTTGCAGTTGCCTTAATATCATCCCAAAATCGTTTAAAAGCCGAACCGATTTTCTTGAAATCAAACATATCTGAGAAAAAGCCCTTAATCTTATTTGCGATTTCTTCAGCTTTCAATCCAATATCATCAAATGCGTTTTTGAATCCACCTGTTTGAATTTCTGGCATGTCAAAATCGACACCACCACCACCAGAGCCAGCTCCACCGCCGCCACCACCTGAACCTGTATCTTCAGGTGTTTTTAGAACATTCATTTCATCAAATTTAGCGAGCCCAAGCAATTCTTTTTTTAATTTTTTAGCTGAACCTGCAGCTTTATTCATTCCGCCAGCTCCACCTGAACCGCCTGCAGATTTACCGAGGTTACTCATTCCTTTTGAAGCAGAATCTGCTGCTTTAGAAACTCCACCAAAGCCGAGTGCTCCGCCTGCTTTTTTAGTTACGCCAAACAATGAAGAGATCGCCGAAATAACATAATTCACCATCGTGCCGATAACTTTCATAAAGCCAACAATATACGGAATTGCAGCGTTAATTGCTGGTATCAAAACGCTAGACACAAAGTTTGAGACGCTCAAAACAACAGGCGCGAAGGCTGAGCCAAGAGTCGCAGCGACATTCGAAAGCTCTGCGCGCAAAATTGCCAGTGCACCCTCAAGTGTCATTGACTCACGCGCAAAATTGCCAGCATATTTTCCCGTTCGATCCATAAACATTTGGTAGGCAATACCAACTTTTTCACCAGTGGTCATTTTCTCAATGTTGCCTTGAATGCCTTTTTCGAGCATATAAGCAGATAAAGCCGTATCATTCATAGCAACACCGAGGTTGTCCATCATCGTGAAGTTACCTTTAGCCATTCCAGCTACGCTTTCAAGTGCAGCCTCTTGGCTAATTCCCATCACACTCGCAACATCGGCGGCGCGCTGCATTGCTTTTGTGGTCATTATCATTGATTTTTGGACATCATAACCTGCACCCTGAAACAATGATCCCATTTTATTCGCCGCTGCCAAATATTGCGACATTGAAGTTCCCATTGTTTGAGCGGATTCTTTCGATTTTTGCTTTACAGCATCTGAAAACTGTCCAAAAACAGCTTCAGCACCGCCAAGGTTTTGCTCTAATGAACCAAATTCACGAGTTGCTGCTTTCGCAACTCCAACGACAGCACTAAAAGCGCCCTTTAAAGCTCCGAGCGCTAATTGTGCTTTTAAAAACCCACCAGTAATTGATTCTCCTGAGCCTCTTGCAGATTGACTAACTTGTGCGAGGTTCTCACGCACTTTTGCGATTTCGCTTTGGAATTTTGAACTGTTGGCTGAAATTAAAACCTGCAGTTCATCGATTGTGGTTTTACTCATAAACCTCCATATATCCGCGCATATTGATCTAATGCCTCAATTGTCACGGGTATCATTTTTTTCGTTCTATGCGCGTTTTTTGCCACAATTGGCTTACGCGGATAATGTTTAGGATCATTAACAGCAAAACTGATATATCGCCCAAGGATGTGATTCAATGCATCTGCTCGTTCAATTTCAGCTTTTTGTTTAGAATTAAACCCCGCAACACAGTTTCGAAACTCGGCGGGGCTTAGATTCCAATATTCGTCAATTTTTAACCCTATTTCGAAGGCTCTTGATTCGTTATCTCGCCAGCTTTGGCTGAAATTTTTTCTTCGATTTCTTTGAAGTGTTCTTCCATTCGTTTGCGAGCCTCCTTCAGATTGATTCGAGCGCTCTGGGGTAAAAAACCGCATTCACTCAATCTTTCCATAATTTTCAAAATAACTTCTTCAAAACCGTATTTATCTAAAGCATCAGCGGCTTCATCTTCAGTCATTCCGCCTGCTATCATAATATCGGCAAGGTTGGAAAAACCTGCAAAATTGTCCAATATTTCCAGAAAATTCAAGCCAGTTTCTCTTTCCATTTTTATAATATTTTTCGCTTTAAATTCAAGATTATTCATAGAGTTTCCTTGTTTAATTTAATAATTTCAAAGTGGGGCGAATTTCAACGCCCCTATAGTTTAGGATTTTTTTGCTCGAGTAAACATTCCATTAATTGAAAGTGTTGCAGAATATGTGTTAAATCCGTCGACAGTTCGTTCACCAACAGCGAATTTTGTTAGAGAAGCATCGAATTTGTAAACTGCACCGCCATCTTCTGTTGTGCGAATTTCGAATTTTCGAACTTCACCAGCTTCAAACAACGTCATTACTTTCTCGACATCAGCATAATCTTCAATATTTCCTTCAATATCGAGATCGCCAACTTCAACTGCTCCTGGAATATAGCGTTTTCCAGAAATATCAGCGAGTGTTGAAACATCGATTTTTTCGCGTTCAGCACTAAGCTCACCAATACTTGTCAAACCACCAAAATTAATGTCTACTGTAGCACCAGCTTTTGCCATAACGACAAGCTCTGCACCAATTGAACGAGTGGCATTTTTCCTATCAGCCATATAATCTCCTTATTTTTTACTATTAAATCTGTTATTTATATGAAAAATACTTGAGTCTGGATTTGGAACATCACTTGAGAATTCAAGATAATAACCAATCTCACGCATTTTCTTTTCAATCTCTGAAAGAAGTTTTGAGGCTTCTTTCGAGCTATTCGCCCAAATATCAACCGTTGCAATTATTTCTTGAGCAGAAATTTCACCTTTCAGTCCATATTGTGGCGAGTTATCATCAATTCGAAAAGTTAAGGCTGGAAGTTTCTTGAAAATATTTTGTCCACTCAATGAAACAGCAACGCCAGTTTCTTTAAGCTTTTCGAAAATTTCTTGTTTTGGTAGAAACATTATTTCACTGCCTTTCTAACTTCTTCTCTGATTATTTTGATTGAATTGTTTCGGTTTTCCCTTAATGCTGGCCATAGAAACGGCTGAGCCTTATTTCCACGCCAGTCCGACCGATAGCTAACTTCAACTTCTGTATTAGTGTTTGTGGACTGTCCTCTCGATCCAGTTCCAAACTCAACATAAGGCGCATATTCGAGATTAGTAGAAACCGTAGCAGTTACACTTTCTCCTTGAATTTTAGCCTTATCAGCTCGAATCGATTGCCGAAGTGCTCCACTATCAACGGGCGCTTTGTTTTTAGCTGAACCTTGAACCAGCATTGCCGCTTTCGAAACTCCAGCAGCTAAAGCATCGTTGACCGAACTGAGGTTTCTGCTATTAATTATTGAAGTTGAAACCGAAACCCTCATAGGATTTTTCCTAAAATCAAGGTGTGTGAATCGAATCGTTTAACTTCAACTGTTTCAAAATCTCGCCCATCAATTCGCATTTTATCGCCAATTTCAATTTTTACAGAGGTTTCAGCTGTGATTGCGACACTGGCGTTTAATTTAGCACCTAACTCCTCAAAAACCTTACCAAGCTCCGAATAATTCACATTCGCCTTGAATTCGCTTTTTTTCGAGGTAGATTCAACCAATCCGCCTTCTTCGTCATAATCTTTACGAGCTTCGAAAACCTCAACTGTTTTGTCGTAAAATGTGCTTTTGATCGCCTTTTTAGCGCTATCTGGAAACAACATTTATCCTCCGATACGGCTTTAGAATCTCAACATAGCCATCGAAAATTTCACTATCTTTAGCCGTTGCAAAATAGCTTTGCGCAGCATTCTGATAGCTAACACTCTGACCATTGTCGCTCATACTTGAGATTGCTCGTTCGGCGGTTCGATTCGCAGCACTTTCGAATTTAATAAAATTGCCACAGGTCATATTCGCAAGAATCCTAACTAATCGGCGATCGAAATCGGCTTTTTCTGGAAGATTCAAATATAACGAGACACGGTCACAAATTTCGCCGACGGCAAACTTTAATAACTTTTCATCTTCAAAATTAGCAACTTCTTTCGCTTTAGCTATAACTTCTGCTTCGAATTTTTCCTGTGGCATTTCATTATTCCTCAACTTTTTCGGTCTTTTTAGGCTTTTCTACTACCCCAAGAGGTTTTCCGCTCTCATCACATGGCGTGTATTCCTCTGGGCGAGCCTGATATTGTTCAACTATACCTGACGCTTCCTCGCCAGAACCAACCTTTACTGATTCTGGCACGCCAACGACAAGGCCTGTTGATTTAACGAGAAAATATTCCATTTTTCCTCCTTTTTAAGGTTAATATTAAGCTAAATCAGCGTAGAATACGAGATCTGGCTCAACAGCCTTTGTCCCTTGAGCGAAGAAGAGTGAAGCTTCAACCGAGTTTGAAAATGGCACTTTTTGAGGGTCAAAATCAAACACATTCACATCTTGAGCAATTGCTCCTTCGTGCATTGCAATAATTGCTTTTGTTTGTCGGTGGTTTGAGAAAATTCGAACCTGACCGTTAAACAAAACATCAACTTCACCAGTAATCTCGTTTTTAACCTTGTTTAGGTAGTTTGCAAGTTTACCATAAATGGCTGGTGTTACTGTCAAAACAATTTCGCTTCGATCTACACCATCAACCCAGTCGTTCTTTACAGTTTCAACTGTTTGAATAACTTTTTCGAGCACTTCCTCGATTGGTGTTGCTGAAGTCAAACTCTGAATCTCTGTTCCTGATTTAACAGCTTCAGCAAAGAATGCTGTATCAAGATAGCGAGCTAGTGAGCTTGCTTGTGAGTTCTTTCGACGTGTGATAAGGTCAGCAATACCAAACTGTTTAATATCAGTATTGTCATATTCCTCAACAATTTCTTGGCGGTCATCAATGTTATTAATAACACGTCCAGTGTTGCGAACTGGTTCACCTTTTCCTGCACCCCGTGCTGTACCGTATTCTTTCGAAACAGCATTTTTCAAGCGGTCGTAAGTTACTGACCCAGCGCTTGGGTTTCCAATTCCAAAAGTATTTTTAATTTTAGTTGAAACTGTTCCTTTTATAACAGCTTCGATGATTTGGCCTTTAATTTCAGCCAATTTTGCCTTTGTTGTGGCATTGTCGGAATAGATATTATGTGCATCTACTGCCATAAGATCCCTTTCTTTTCTTGAGTCTGATTAGAACGAACTTACACCATTACTTTGTGCGTAATTTGATGTCGCTCCTTGTGAATTATTTCCACCAACATCTTCGGGAGTTTTTCCGGCAAGTTTAGCTTTCACGCCTTTTTCAAGAGCGGAATTCCAAACTTTCGAAAGTCCTTCGATGTTCGAATTCATTTTTTCTGCGTCGGCATCGACAACATAATTCACGAATTCTGATGGAATTTCTTTCGCAGCAAGTTTTTCAGCGGCTTCAGTCCTGCGTTCTCGCATTGTGATTTTTCTTTCGCGTTCTTCGAGCTCGCTGATTTTCGCTTTTTGAGCTTCCGCAGCACGCTCTTCATCGCTAAGCTTTGCCTTTCGTTCCCATTCTTTCTGGGCTTCGGCAAGCCGCTTCTCGAATTTAGCCTCATCTTTGGCGCTTTTTTCGTTCAAGCGCTTCGACATGATTTCATTCACTTCATCTTGCGTGAAAGTTTTCGGTTCATTCCCCTGTTGATTCTGGTTTATACCGTTTTCGCCAGCAGGTTCTGTTGAATTAGGATTGTTCTCCATATTCTCCTTTCGATTTTACGCTTCTCAGCTTGATATTCCGCCCCAAGCACGACTTTTAGCTTGGGCTTGCTGTGTTTTTACAAAAAGAAAAACGACTCTCAGCTGTATGCTAAAAGTCGCAAATGGTTCTGGTAATATTATAGCATAATGTTTATTCTTATGCAATATTTTTAATAACGGACATTGTTTTCAAGATTTTCCCGTTCTTCAATCATTCGTTTTTGAATATATTCTGGGGCGTTATAGAAAAATGGTTTACCGTTCTCGATTGATTTACGAGCAGCCTCAACGCAATCTTTGATGTGTTGCTCATCTCCGCCAATCACTAGAAAAGCAGGCTCTCCAAAATCATCAAATATTTTGAATTTTCGCGCGTATTCATCTAAGACTTCGTCGCTATACCACAAACCATAAACTCCAACTGTGTCTTCGTGGGTAAATTCATATTTTATTTTCATTATAGTTTTGAAATCCTTTCTAATAATTCGTTAAACATACTAAAGCTTTCCGGCAAATATTTTTCATAAAGCTCGATTTCCTTTTTGTCGTCTCGAGCAGTTGCTGAAAACATTTCGGCAAAAGCCTCCGAACCGAGAAAACGCTTTTTATGATTTTCAATTTGCTCCTTACTTAATTTTACACCTCTTATCGTTTTTCTGCCATCCCAATATTTCTGTTCGTGACCCATTCCAAAGACTCTTAACCCGTTACTAAATGCAGCACCACCATATAAATCAAAAATACTTGCTAGATCATTTTTTGAATAACCATTTTCAAGTTCGTTTTTAAGTTCAACAGACAAATTGTGTCGTCTATAAGCTAAGTTTCTTCCTTCTTTAGTTTTTAGATACCTATTTGCTTCATCAAAAACGGTTTCACCAAGAGTTTTACCATTAGAAAGTTCAAACTTACCAGTAGCTCCATAAAATGAACCACGCCCTGCTCGATGATCGAAACCGTGACCATATTCGTGCAGAAAAACCTCAAATGGCTTTCTTATATCTTTTCGATTTCCAGTTGAACCATCGAATATACCAGCTATACGAACACTCACCTTATTTCCAAGCACGCTAAAGTTATCATTCCCAAGCGGTGAATCTTTAAAAGATAGCTCGCTTGAAAACTTAGCCCAAATAGAACGATGAATTTCTGGCATTGCGTTTAATTTTCTGACAACTTTTTCCCTAATATCGTCAGTTTTTAATGCTTGAGCAAGCGAATCTTCAAGTTTTAAGCTCTTAATATCAGAATTATTAACTTTTTTAGTTGGTGGTTTTTTAATTTTAACTTCAATCTTATCATCTGCTGGCGAAATACTCGGCGTTGAAACTGGTTCGGCTTTCGAAATTCCACTAACTTTTGCCCATTTTTCATAACTCATATTTGGTGTCTCGTAATTCTCGCCCGTTTTTGGGTTTCTGGCAATTCGAGTTTCTGGATCGAATTCTTCACCAAAATATGCGGCTGTTGTTGTTCGGCAAAGTGGGTGAAATGGTGGAAAGTTCACGCCTTGTTTAGCTTCACTGATTTTAAAAACTTTATGGTCTTTATGTTGGCAGATATCGCTAGTGCGGCCGTCCAGTGTTGCAATAATACGGTATTTTTCAACTCCTAACTCTTGATAGGCTCGTAGCTCTGCTGAATTATGGTAAAAAGCAGATTCGGTGCGAACGAGTCGTTCGGCATAAAATCGCCCAACATCAAAGCGTTCACGAACTTCACGGATCGTTTTTTCAGGACTTTGCCCAATTGCTACAGCTGTAGCTATTTTCGAATTAATTTGCTCGGCTAAAATGTCTGTATTTGTCCAGATACGGTTCGAAAAATGCTTTCCTTCAATTTTATAGTTCAAAATTTCCTGCACAGTTCGTGAATCTAATTTTGAAAAGGTTAAAAGTGAGCCAAAATGTTTTTCGGTGTCAAAAATAGCTTGATTATACGAATTATTAATTGTGTTTATAACCGAATTAGCCGTGAGATTATTCTGTTCAATTCCAGCCTTTTTTAGTTCTGCCCAAATCTGGTTATTGAGCATTTCTAATCTTGTCATTCTGAAATCGTAATTCTCCGGCAAATATTGATTCAAGCCGAGTCGTTCCATTTCAGCTTTAAACCTTGCTATATTTCCGCTTGGTTCAATGCCTTGCAATGCAAATTTGTCGAAAGTTTTGTCGTTGCGGTAATAGTTAGCATATAATTTCTTAATTTCACGAATCGTTCGAATTTCAGCATCAGTGTAAGCGTTTTTAATGCGGTGAATATAGCTCAAAGATTGTTGTTCTTGGTTCTCGAAACGGGCAGCGGCACGGTTTTGCCAATAGTCTACGGATCTAGTCTCGTTTTTTTCTCTATCTTTCATAAAAATCTTT